CCAGTAGTACTAGTAGTACTAGTATTTCTTATTTTTTTTTTTTTTTTTTTTTTTTAAAAAAATAATAAAATAAAATAAAAGTTAAATATACCCATACTACTAGTACTACCCATACAAATTCGGGTTTATTTTTGGAAAAAGGGCGGAAACATTAAATTTTTTGCATTAGTTGATGTATGAGTAAATATGCATATCAAATTCAAGGCGCATTGGAAGATGCACAAGGAAGATTTAAAGGCTTTCGGGTATTTGTATGTACAAATTACAATATGGGATTGACCAACGTTCCTCACACCGTTTTTGATAGAGAAACAGTTAAATATTTGGAATTTAGATTAAAAGTCTCAGAAAAGTTTGATATAAGAAAGTTACCTGCCACTGTGCAAAGTGACATAAGAATGCCGTTAGGGCATTGGTTGGATAATTGGGTACTTGATTTAATCTATGGCAATACTAGCGAAACAAAAAATCTTAACTCTTGATTATTGGAAATTAGCACACCATTTACAAAAAGGTGACATTGTTTTTGATAGACAGGGCTACCCCCGTAAAGTTACATTGGTTCAAGAATTTCATGCACCAGTTTGCTATTCTGTTGTATTTGATGACAATTTAGAATTGGGCGGTGACCAAAACCTTAATTTTTTGGTGGAAAACAAAACCTATCGAAGACAGGTATGTTTGTATAAAGGTGTCAAAAAGTTTGGAAGAAAGTTACAACTGGTTAACGTACGGGATTTAATACATCCTAAAATACGGTACTCTTTACCCACAGCCGACCCCATTAAACTTCCCCACCAAAATTTACCAGTACCGCCGTTTATCTTTGGCTTTTGGTTTTTTAATCGAAGGTCAACCAAAATGATGGCACCACCAAAAGGTATGTCTGAAGCTATACATGGTGTCTTTAAGGATTATGGTTACAAGATTCGAGAACATGAGTTGCTACCTTATGGTGAAAGAACCTTTAGCGTAAAACCAACAATAGATAGCCAGTTAGCGGGTATTGAAACTTATAAAATTCCAACCAATTATTTAATGGGTTCTGATGAACAGCGAATTGAATTGTTAAAAGGAATTATTCAAGAAAACGGATATCGAGCCGTTGATAAAAAAGGAAATTATAAATTTATTTCAAATAACCACAACATTATTTTACAAATGCAATGGTTGTTGGAATCATTAGGCCACCGTATTCATGTGTATCATGACACTTGGATTAACAACTACAAAATTAAGTTTGCCTCTAAGTTACCATTAATGCCAGGACAAACGCCATCAAAATCATTAATTCATAATGGAAGGCGTTATATCCAAAAAATAAAAAAGTTGCCTGGGCAACTTTGTGTGCATATTGAAACCGATGGTCCCGACAACACCGTTCTTGTAGAAGAAGGATTTATAGCATGTCTTTAACCGCCGAAAACCAAAAACTAATCCAAAAGTTTATTGAACAACGCCAACACTGGCCAAAAGATAAGTTGGATTTATTGACGTGGCAAATCAAATGGAAATTACAAGCCCTCCCCCATCAAAAAGAACCAGAAGACGGAGAGTATGATACGTTCCTTATGTTGGCTGGTCGAGGATCTGGAAAGACACACACTGCCAGCCATTGGATTGGAATACGTGCAGCAACCTTGGATAATACCCGTTGGTTAGTTACGGCACCAACATCGAACGACATTCGGGCGACGTGTTTTGAAGGAGATTCTGGACTGCTCAACATTATACCAGCATCGTTAGTCGAAAGTTATAACAAATCGTTATTTGAAATTACTTTAAAAAACGGCTCGTTAATTCAAGGCATACCTGGCTCTGAACCAGAGCGTTATCGTGGTAAACAATATCATGGTGCGTGGTTTGATGAGTTATGTGCGTTTGATTACATTGATGAGGCGTATGACGGCGTACAGTTTACATTACGTTTACGTGACCCTAGACTAGCCCGTGTTCAGCAAATTATCACAACCACCCCCAAACCAAAAGAATTGATTGTTGACCTTAATGAGGGTAAAGTTGGTGGTGATGTGTACGTGGCAAATGCCAGTTCATATGACAACCGAGCCAATTTGTCTGAAACATTTTTTAAACAGTTAGAGACATACGACGGCACCGATATTGGTAAACAAGAGATTTATGGGGAAATTTTAGATCCAGAAGCCGCTGGTATTATCAAACGCAAAATGTTTAAGATGTGGCCAGCCAAAAAGCCAACCCCCGATTTAGAATACGTCATTGCTTCATATGACCCAGCTACCTCAGAAAAAACAATGAACGACCCCACGGCTTGTACGGTGTGGGGTATTTTTGAACAAACTGATGTGGGAACTTGCGCAATTTTGTTGGATGCATGGGACGCCCACCTTTCTTATCCAGAACTAAGGCGTAAAGTTATTAACGACTTTAAAGAAGTTGTGTATGGCGCGGATAATACGTTTGCTAAGGGGCGTAAAGCTGACCTACTTTTGATGGAAGACAAATCGGCGGGTATCTCCCTCATACAAGAATTACAGGGCGCTGGGGTACCCGTACGTGGTTACAACCCAGGACGCGCTGATAAAGTGCAGCGTTTAAACATTGTTGCGCCTATAGTTTCCAAGGGAAAAGTATATATACCAGAAGACACGGAAACAAAAGGCGAATTTGTAAGTTGGGCTAAACGGTTTATTCGCCAAGTCTGTTCATTTCCAGAAGCGGGTGGTCATGATGACTATGTGGACTCATTATCACAGGCACTTCGGGTGCTCAGAGACTCGGGTTGGATTCAGTTAGACCCATTACCAGCAAGAGATTATAGTTATTCTGACGACGATTACAGCAAACGTACAGCAAACCCCTATGCCCAATAATAAAATAATTAGGGCGGAAACTCCGTATTATTTGCATTAGTATGGATAGGAGTATTTATCCACCAAATTTTTTATAAAACCTATGGCAAATCCAATATTACCAATTCAACAAGGCTCTAACTTGCTCAATCTTGATGCTGAAGAAGATTTGCAACAAAAACAAGCACAAGATAGAGAGATGGAAGAATATGCCGACATGTTTGATTTGGAAGACAATGAGGTCGAACAAGAATTAATTGAATTGGATGATGGCTCCGTTGTGGTTAACTTTAGTGAAAAACAAGGTCCACAAAAAAATCCTGAATTTTATGCCAATTTGGCAGAAGAGTTTGACGAACAAACTTTAGACTCTATAGCTAATGAATATCTTGACTTGATTGACGTTGACCAAGAATCACGCAAACAAAGAGATAAACAATACGAAGAAGGGTTACGCCGCACAGGTCTTGGAAAAGACGCACCTGGTGGTGCCACGTTTGATGGCGCTAGTAAAGTGGTGCACCCAGTTATGGCGGAAGCTTGTGTAGATTTCGCAGCAAGTTCAGCAAAAGAATTACTGCCACCAGATGGATTAGTAAAATCCAACATTAAAGGTACTGCAGATAAACAAAAAGAAGATACAGCAGATCGTAAAGTAACATTTATGAACTGGCAGTTAACAGAACAGATTCCCGAATACCGAGACGAGATGGAGCAATTGCTCACTCAACTACCGCTTGGTGGGTCACAGTTTTTAAAATGGCGTTATGATGATGAACAAAAACGCCCAACGTGCGAATGGGTGCCGATTGATAACATTCTGTTACCTTATTCGTCTACAAATTTTTATACGGCACAACGGGTAACAGAAGTACAAGACATTACAGAAGATACATTCCTCCAACGTGTGGAACAAGGTATTTATATTGATATTGATTCTGAGTACACTTCTGACGCTCCGCTCAACGACCAAACACAATCTGAAAAAGCAAACAATAAAATTGAAGGAAAAGATATACCTTCTAAAAATATTGATGGATTGCGTCGTATTTATGAAATTACTTGTTTTATGCGTTTGGAAGATGATCCAGAAACAGAAGGCAAACGGGCACCATACATTTTAACGATTGATGAAACGACAAGTAAAGTAATCTCACTTTATCGTAACTGGGAAGCAAACGATGAAAAACTTGAAAAGATGGACTGGTACGTCGAGTTTAAATTTATACCTTGGCGTGGCGCTTATGCTATTGGTTTACCTCACCTTATCGGCGGTCTTGCTGCCGCTCTTACTGGCTCATTGCGTGCTCTCCTTGATGCTGCACATATTAACAATAGTCAGACACTTCTTAAACTCAAAGGCGGACGCATTGGCGGACAGTCTGATAGGATTGAACCGACCCAAGTTGTAGAAATTGAGGGCGCCCCTGGTGTTGATGATGTTCGTAAGATTGCTATGGCAATGCCATTTAACCCACCATCTAGCGTATTATTCAACCTTTTAGGTTGGTTAACAGACGCAGCTAAGGGTGTAGTAACAACATCAGAAGAAAAAATTGGTGAAGCCAATAATCAAATGCCAGTGGGTACAACACAAGCATTGATTGAACAAGGTGCTAAAGTATTTTCAAGTATTCACGCACGACTACACCGTTCACAATCTAAATCTTTAAAGATTATTTCACGTATTAACCACTGGTATTTGTCTGAAATGGACAACCAGTCTGG